CAACAGTGTTGCCTTTAATTCTCTATTCCTAGCATAATTTTCTTCTCTTGTAAATTCATTTCTAAAAGCAGAAAGAATAGCACTATCGTGCTCTACCATATGCTTATATAATCTACTTAAAGAAGATTCAACTAAAAATCTTTGCCAGTTTTCCATTAAGTCTTTCATTGACATACCTCCGCTCTTAACATCTTGCACCCTCAATAAATAGTATTTTTAATCGAAAAGAGCACATTACAGAGAAGGCCCTTGGCTCCAAAAATGCTTATTCTTTCGTTCTCTTACAACTAATTTCGCAGAAATCAATTGTTTACCACTCTTTTCGACCACTCTATAATTGTAGGGCTGCGGGTCGAAAACGTATAACGGCCTGCGCGTCCTCCGCTTTCCGTATCTGCTTTTTGGAGGAGTGTTTAAGAACTCAATACATCGCGACACTATCTCATCATCAGTCTCACACTCTTCTCTGGCCTTGTCATAGTCCAGTTCGATTCTTGCAGCCACAACCCACGTCGTTTTTCCATAGCCTTTGACGCCCCAATACATTGATTGGAGATAGACGCCATATCTTGGCTTCTTGTCATCAGAGTTGTTATATCTTGAGATTATAGGCTGTAGTTCGCATTCAATCACTTTGTTCCTCTCTTTGTTTTTCAAACCGTGTTAATAAATCAGTATACCCGCCAATCAATACTTCTTCATCAAGTTCTTGTATTATAATAATTGGCACTGTTGGATGATTAAATGTTTTTTTTGTTGCAACCAGCTGATCTGGCTTGTCATCCATAACATATACTGTGTAATCCAGTTTTCTTCTATCTAATTCGTTTTTTGCTTTAATACAAAAAGGACAATGAGACTTAATCCATAAAGTATAATGTTGATCAGCCACGTAACAGCTCCTTATTGCTTCCCTTTAGTTTTGTTTCAATAATGCTCGGAGCCCCAACTACGATAAACTCGGATCCGCTAGTTCCATTCCTCACTTGTAATCTAGTAAAGCTCTGGCGCGTGTCTAAGTCTTCAGGAAGTTTACCCTCTGTTAAATGCTGTTTCATTAATGAATCTTCCCGCAAGTATACAACGTGCGTAGGATTAACGAATATTTCTCTAAGACTGTATTGGCCTTTAAATGTTTGGACTACTTCCACTAACTTAACCATAGACTTTCTCCTTTTTTTCTATTTTTCTCACATGTTTTTTATGAACCACGCGGGATCCAAGATCTGTTTGCACATTTAACCAAGGGCCGTTGAGGTATTCACTAACGTTCAGTGAATTCAACACTAAACCATAGATTGGACCCTTAATTGGTAAATCCGGTTCCATCCAGCCTATACACTTCTTCCAGATTTCAGTTCCATCTGGAATCCAGACTAAATCACCTACATTATATTCAGTCATTCTTGGGCTCGTTTTCGTCCGTTTGTGGCGCAACGATGCCTGGCTCGGGATTGTATTTAATCGCGTAATAGCCACTTAAAATATTACTGATTTCAGCAAGTTTTGTATCAAAAGAAGCCATGGCTTCACGATACTCGTTGATGGCATTAGCAACAGAGCTAATGTTCTCATCATCATAGTCTGATTTAAGAATGGTTTCGGCGTTTTTAATCTTATTACGCATATGCGCTTCTTCTCGCATGAACAAAAGATACAGGTTTTCCAATACCTCTTCTAGTTCTACTGAATAGGATATATTAACTCTCATATTTTTCCTCTCTTATTGGTATACTAATTTATTTTTTTATGAAAGTCAAGTATTTTATAAAAGTTTATATATTGTAGCGGCAGTTAGGGAAACCAATGTTGTAATGATTATCCAAATTAGCCGAGACGAAGTGCCTTTCCAACTCTCTAACTCGCGGAGTCTAGCATAAAGACCGGAATCGGGGTTATACACGGCTTCTTTGATTTTGCCGATGTCGTCTGCCATTTCTTCTTGTTTGTCTTTTACTATATCTATTGATTGAATCATTCGATCAAATTTCCCCTGTATCTCTGTCCATGCTACCGCGTTTTCTACGCTATCACTCATTGAGTTGCTTCCCCCATCGGCCTACATAATATTAAATAGTATTAATGCTCAACAATCGCATAGTTAGAAGTAATAAGAGTTCCCGCTACTGAAACAGCGTTCTGAAGAGCGCAGCGCGTCACTCTAGCAGGATCTATGATCCCAGAATCTAAGACATTTACCACTACACTTAACTTAAAATCATAACCATAATTTGGTTCTTCTTGCTCAACCTGACTAAGAATCAGATCGGCAGATTCCCCAGCATTTCTACACATTTGGCGCAATGGCTCTCTTATCGCCTGCTGCACAATTTTTACGCCAAGTTCTTGCCAATCGTTTAATGTTTTTTCTTTTACATTGTCAAATAAATTAATAGAGTGCTGAGCTAAGAACGAGCCACCGCCTGGAAGAATGCCTTCCAGTTGCGCTGAGCGCACTGATTCTAGTGCGTCTTCAATTCTATGACGCTTCTCAATCATCTCAATCTCTGTGGCCGCTCCCACTCTGATAACTGAGACGCCAGAAGCTAATCTTGTAATTCGTTCTTGAATTTGTTCGCATTCACGTATGCTCTCTGTGTCTTGCATGATTGCTTTTAGTTTCTCAATTTCCCTTTCCACCACTTCCATCTCGCCAGCACCTCCGACCATAGTAGTAATGTTCTTTGTGGCTTCTAGTTTTTTTACCTCTCCAAAGTGAGTGAGCTTTACATCTTTTAATCTCACTCCACTTTCACGCGAAACAAGAGTTGCGCCAACAGAGATGGCTAAATCTTTTAAAGTGTTCCTGCGTTCCTCGCCATAGTTTGGCGCTTTGATGCCGCAGACACGCATAGTTCCGCGCATAGCATTCATAATGAGAGATGCTAATGCTTGTCCTTCGATGTTCTCTGCTACGATTACAAAGGGTCTGCTTTCTCTTGCTGCGATTTCTAAAGCAGGAAGCATATCTTCTACATTCTCAATCTTTTCATCTGTAACCATTACAAGAGGATTGTCGTATCTTACCAACGCTCTTTGATCGTTATTGATAAAAGCAGTAGCCAAGTATCCAGAATTAAAGCGGAAACCTTCTACTAATTCTAAGCTTGTCTCTAATGATCTTGCCTCTTCAATGGTCACAGAGCCATCTTTACCAGCAAGATCAATAGCTTTGGCGACGAGCTTACCAATAGTTTCATCGCCATTTGCTGCGATTGTCGCTATGTTTTGTACATCGTCAATAGATTTAATAGGAGTAGCGGTATCTTCGATTTGTTTCACAAGATGTTCAATTGCTAGCTCCATTCCTTTCTTTAATTCAATTGGAGGAGCACCAGCAGTCAAATACTTTTGTGCTTCGCGATACATCGCATATGTTAAAACTGTTGTAGTTGTTGTGCCGTCGCCGGCTTCTTGATTTGTTTTCTCCGCAGCTTGTTTTACAATCTGTGCGCCAGTATTCTGGAAAGGATCTTCTAAATCAATAAACTTAGCAACCGTTACACCGTCTTTCGTTGTAATGGGATTTTTGCCTTTTTGATGTAAAATAACTGTGCGCCCTTTTGGGCCAAGAGTTGATGCTACATTCTCAGCAACAATCCTTATGCCCTCCTCCAAGCTTTGGCGAAGGGTTTGAGAATTATTATATTGTTTCATTCACACCTCTATGTTGTTTCTATATTATAAGAGAGTATTATAACTTTGTCAAGTATTATTTTTTAGCTTCCGCAGCTAAATTACTAGAAATGTTTTGTAATTTAACAGCATCGCTAGCTGCTTCATCGGCAGCACTAATATTATGTTCTATATAATAACTGGTTAAATTATTGTTAAAAGAAGCTAAAGCTTCATACAATGGCAGAACAATATCTTTTAATTGTTCATTATATTTAATGGATACCTCACGGATATAGTTTTTATCTAAAGTGATATCGCCGTATCTTTTCTGTTTCATCATAGCCGGAAGATTTTTTGTCCTGTAGAACTGCGGCTTAATTTCAAATTGAGTTACGCCTTTTTTGATCATTTTTTTCATGGTCCCAAACCACCTATCAGGATCGTTTTGGGCCATAAGCTGCAGCTCTTTAACTTGATCAGGTGAAAGTCTACTTTTGCCTTTTACATCCAGATCTTCTACATCTGGTTGACCCAAAACATGCTGCGAGCTGAGGTTGTTTATGATCCATGCTAGCAACTTGCGCCTTTCATCAACCGCTTTCGACCAATCAACAGTCTTGTCTTCCGAATTTTCTGGATTTAATTTTGGAAACATCTTAAATCGCACCATATCCTCTCTCTTTCCTGCGTCAACGGCATACTCCACAAATTTGTCAACCAGTTCTGGAGGTGCGTTTCGAGCTAGTTCTATGGCCTCAGCGCGCAGCCGCGGACTTTTGCCGTTCTTCTTTCCGGCGACTATACCAATGCGGTTATATTCTTGCTCAAATTTTTCAGCCTTTTCTTTTTCATCGATGTCCAAGTCAGCTGCAGGGTCTAATAATATTCTGTCAGTGTCTTCGTTAATCGTCCATGGCTCAAATTTATCGCCAATCCAATTTAAAATATTATCTTTTGTAATAGTAATAGAATAGAAAGCCAAGACTTTATCACCAAATTTTACTGCGATGACATATTCAATACCTTGATTTTCTTTATCTTGATAAGCTAGCCATTTTAAAAGGTTGACAATACTGCCATGAACTTTAGTTTTGGCGCTTAATAGCTTAAGGCTCAGTGCGCGGCCCCCTGTGCCAGTCTCAGGATCAACAAATATTCTAATATCTTCAATCGGAAGAGAGCCGGCGACTGTTTCAGTTTCTTGCTGCCCGCGTAAAAGACCAGCGAGAAAAGCTTCAAATATAAAGCCTGCGCCGGAAGCGGAAAATTGTCCAATCACGGTCGATAAAAGCTCTAGAAAAACCAAACTTGATAAGATTTCAGAGACGGGTAATATTTTGGTTCCGGCGCCAGACATAAAATTATTAATCCAAGCAATTTTGTCAGGCAAACTGTCGCCTTGTATGCGATTCATATATTTTTCAAGTATTCCTCGCGCATCGGAGCCCACTTGCCCCCAATCTTCCGTAATCTGAATTTTTGGAAGAAAATCTAGAATTGATTTTTTACTAGACTTCGGTGCTTCATCTTCTGTTAAAGAAATATTTGAAGAGTTCTTATTTTCTTCTATAGCCTCATCAAACAAACTCCAAAGTTTTTCTTTAGTTAGCAAGTTCTTGGGGGCAAAGTAATTTTCTACTAATTTATTTATGTCCATAATATAATTAGTCCTTTAAAGATGATATACTAACTATCAATCTTTAAGATATGTTTTTTGTAGCGCTTTCTTATAATGGGTGTCTAATGCGCCCATGATGTCATCCCAGTTTTCAAGTTCAAGAGCTTCTCTGTAAGTTACTGGAAGAGAGTTTTTGAGACCCAGCGCTGTTTCTTTTTTCCAATTATCAAAAACAGCCTCGTCATCATTTCGAAATAACTTTATCTTTTCTTGATCAATGTCTTCGCTAGTTTCTAACATAACATATTTCGCAGTCATAGCGAATACTAATTGCTCATACGCAAAACCAATCAACTGATAGGAGTGTATTTTAACATCATTAATGAATTTTACTTTTTTGTAGATAGATGTGGTCCTGTCAATGATATAATAAAGCATACCACCTAGAAAAAACCAAAAAAGTCCTTGCATGTCTAGCCTCGCTGTTAATGTTATAGAAAGTATATATTAACTATTTTTCTTTGTCAATAGTCTTTTGGCAACTCGGCGGGCAACTTCATTTACTAGATCGTCATCATCGACTACGTCAATTTCTTCTAGTTCTTCGACCTCTTCCTCTTCTTCACCAGCTGGTTCTTCTAGATCAACATCCAACTCTTCTCCCTCATCGCCCATATCAGGCGCTGGAAGCTCTTCTGGCTCAGGCGCTACACCTTGTGCCGTTTCGACTTGCTGTAAGAGCGCTACAAGTGCGTCAGCTTGCTCCGGAGACAAAGTCAACTCTACTTCTCCGTCACCAGCAGGTTCTTCAGCATCCATTGGCTCTTCAACGTCCATTGGCTCTTCAACGTCCATTGGCTCTTCCAGTTCAACATCCATTTCTTCTTCACCTTCGAGGCCAGGCGGAAGCTCCTCGTCGGCGGGAGGACCGAAATCCTCTTCATCATCTTTGTAAGCTTCTTCTGTTTCACTAATGAAACCATTAGTCAACGGGGCGATCTCTGCTAGCTTCATGAAGCGACGAATAGTGGCTTCATTTAATAGAGTTTTCTTAGACATGCGTTTTCTCCTTAACTGAGCATATTAAGATGTAAACATCTTTTACTTTATTCAATGCTATAAATAGTATCATTTTTGCTAAAGTTAGTTTTTTTTATCTTCCTTAATACTTCTTTTTCTATTTGAGTAACGCGGACGTAAGATATGCCCAATCTAGCCCCTATTTGTTTCAAGCCCATTGGGCCGTTTTTCTTAACTGCGATGTCGACACAATTTAGATCATCATCATAATTTATCCACATCCTGCAATCCTTTTGCTCACAAGGACTTTTGTTCTTATCACATACTTCTGCACATTTCATATATCACCTTTTTCCCTTTCAATTATATCAAATATATTTTCTATCTCGTCTTGGTTTAATCCAAAACGATTAATTATATCTTGCTCTTTCTTTTTAATTTCTTTATGCTTCTTTAAACGAAATTTGCGTGACAACATACTGCTTTCTTTTATTTTCGCAATGAATGGCGCCAAGTCTGGATCATCAGTAAGATAGGCTTTGATGTATTCGTTAAAAAACCAAAACTTAGTTATGTCGTCAAATCTAAGCTTAATTCTTAAATTAGCATCTAAGCTTTCCAAGCTTGGAACCTGGATATATTTTGCATCTGCTGGTGGTGGATTTCTTTTTCTCATCTTGATAAAATATGAGTATGGCTTTCGCCCAAACCAGCGTTTGTTTGTCGCACAAAATGTGCCTTTGATTGAAGCTCGGCAATTGTGCGGCAACCAGAATAAGACAGACCAGATTTAATACCGTTAGCCAAATCATTTAATATTAAGCTAACTGGTCCTTTAAAATCGACTAACGTGCTTACTCCTTCATCTGAACTATATTTACCACGCCAATCCATTTGTGCGTCTTTGCTGGCCATTCCGCGATATTTCTTTTTTGAGCCAGCCATAGTAGCTACTTTTTCTCCAGGCGATTCAGCTGTTCCAGCCAGCATAGAACCAAGCATAACAAAATCTGCTCCAGCAGCCAAAGCTTTAACAATATCGCCGCTGGATCTAATACCTCCGTCAGCAATGATTTTGGTATCTCTATCGCTTTGAGCGCAGTCTATGATTGTTTGAAGGCCTGGTAAGCCATGACCGGTTTGAATTCTTGTCGAACATATACTGCCGCCGCCAATATTACAACGTATACTATCTGCGCCCCAATCTGACAAATCGTTGAAGCCTTGAAGAGTTGCGACATTGCCGGCCATAATATGCACCATGTCACCTAACTCTTCTTTGATGGCTGTAATAGCGTCTTTCATCAAAATGTGATGGCCGTGTGCGACGTCGATACAAAGAACATTAACACCCACCTCAAACAAGTTGACTGCGCGCTTAAGATAGTCTCCTGTAACTCCAACAGCTGCGCCGCCCCAATTACATTTACGAACTAAATCGCATTGCTCTTTTATTGTATTATAACGGTGAATGATGCCCAAACCGCCAGCATTACACATTGCGTTACTCATATCACTTTCGGTTACAGTATCCATTGGCGAAGAGATTATAGGCATTTTTAAACGCCAACGCTTATCTAAATCATTACCAATGTTTACTTCTTTTCTGCTTTTAATATCTGAATATTGCGGCACTAGTAGTACATCATCATAAGTTAGAGCTTGTTTCATTTTCCACCTCTTCAATAAGTTTGTTTAAGTACCAACGTGCTTTCTTTAAATCTTTGAGAGACTGTCCTTTATAAGGGTGTCTTGTGACGTATTTAATAATATTACTTTCGGGGTAGTCCATTTTCCAAGAACGAATATATGTATACGTCTCAATGGCTTGCTCGCCTTTCCAGTTGATATTGTAGTGATTTGGACGATTTACTTGGTCTTCCGACATTTACCCCAACTCTGCCCAACTGCCGTGAACAACGTTTACATCATTATCTTCCAGAGTGTTAATTAAGGTTTCCCATTCTTCAGGATAGATTTGTTCTGAATCTTGATCAAATAAGATATAAGATGTATCATAATCAAAGCCTTGAAGTCCTTGAATGTAACCTCCGCGCTCATATTCAAAATGTTGTACGCCAGCTGGCTCCACTCCAAGCTTTTCTTCGATAACTTCCATAAGCGGAAGTTCATTATACTCTTCTTCCCACAAAACATACTCGTCTAAAAAATTTAGCTGCTCAGCCAAATCATAATTAATCACAAATCCTTTTCGCGACTTTGGATAGAATTGCATTATTTCTCCTTTTTTTTGTTTAATAATTCTTCTTTTGTTTCTTTAATCAATTTAACTGCTTTGTTCCAACACGTTGGGCAATAAAGCCGCACCGCTTCTTTGTTCTGCGTCACGACTACATTCCAAGTCATAACCTGTTCTCTATTAAGTCTATCAAAAGGTTTTTCACAAGTCAAGCATTTATCACCTAAATGACCAAAAAGGGCCACTTTTTCTGCTAATGCCTTTTCTGCGTTCTTTTTACCTTTAGTTGCTTGTGCTCTTCTTAATTTTCTTTTAAAGCTCACGGAACCCTCAATTTTTCTAATTGGCCACCGGCCATCCAGTTTTGGTCGCACTTGCCTTTAATGCCTGGAACTTTACCTGAACCAGTCCATTGCCAAATATCCCACTTATCCCAAAGACCTGTTTTGCGCTTTGGTTCTATGCCGCCATTATAACTTGCTAGCCATACTGGATATGAAGCTAGTTTGTTTTGTTCATCTTCGTTGGCCTTCATAATATAAAGCTGCCAAGCCCAACGAGCTGTATAAATAACAGGGCGTGTTTTAGTTTCGCACCCTACCTTATCAAGCCACTTTAGACACCACTCTACATTATGGTTGTCGTCAGTCTTCATACCTTTCTCGACATCTAATACTGGAATGAGATCTCCGCACTCTAGTCCAACCTTATCAAGTCGCTTTAAAAAGTTGTCTGCTTCCTTTTCCCAGTCATTAGGGTCATTCGGAGAAGTATCAGGTCGGCCAAAATGATAAGCACCAACTATAATATCTTCTTTTCTGGCGTCTTCAAATTTCTTTTCGTGTTTTGGATTAACATGAGTTGTGCCTTCGGACACTTTAATCCAAGCATACTTTACTCCAGCATCAGCAACCTTTTTAAAGTCTATTGTGCCGTTCCAGCTTGAAAGATCAATACCGGGGAGCACTTCAATTCCCAACAGGCCAAGAGTTTGTGGTCCAGCTATACCATCTATTTCCAGTTCCCGATGTTTTTCTTGATAGTTCTCTACCTGAAATTTGGTATTGGGGCCGTAGTCGCCATCTACTCTGGCGCCTACTTTTGCTTGAAGTCTCGCGACCTCTTGGCCTTTATCACCTTGTCTTAATATATATTTAAAGCTCATGTTGTTTCTCCTTTATTTAGTTCCTGTGCTGCCAAAGCCGCCTTCACCGCGAAGAGTGCCTTCATTGAGATTATCGTCTATCACTTCTTCTACTCGACAATGTATAATAGGAATTAATACTGCCTGCGCTATTTTATCTCCTGGTTTAATATATTGAGTGTTTAATCCAATATTATGAAGATTAACAAACAGTTCGCCATTATAGCCGGGATCTACAACACACGCACCAGTAATTAGCATACGTTTTGAGGCAATGCCGGACTTATTTTTAATTTCAAGCATATGTCCATAAGGGACCTCTACTTTAATGCCTGTTGGGATAACTTTTGAATCACGTGGATCAATCGCTAATCCTTCTTCTGATATGATATAGTTACGTTCGCCATTTGGACAATAAAACAAATCCATTCCGGCGTCTGAATGGTAAGCTCGGAGCGGTAATTTTGCGTCTTCTCTCAAACGATATACTTTTAAGTGCATTATCTCTCCATGGTGAGGTTAATTGGTATCATTATTATACCAATAAAAAAGGCGGGTGTCAAGTATCAACACCCGCCTTAGATAAAATAAATTAGATTATTTTAATATTAAAGAGTAAACTCTCCATTCTTCTGTTTCTTTGTGTAGATAAGACCATTAGACAACTCACTCTTTAACTGTGGTAAGAAAACAACATGATCAACTAAATCATAATCTGATCGCACCAGCGGTGAGCTAACTGCCTTATTCACGTTGGACAAAGCTTTAATTCTGAAATCTTGAATATCCTTTGCGTTTTTACCCCACGTGTTGTTCTCCCAAAAAATAGCAACAGCCTTATTACGAGTGTTTTGGGTCTTTATATGGAAAGTGTTTCCAGCCAAGTTTGGAAAAACGTGTGAAGCCTGGCTAATAAAATAAGCATAAAGACCGCCGCATTCCTCTTTAGTCTTCTTTCCAACCCAACCCATGTTGTTTGAATCAGAAAAAGCCTTAACAGCTCGTGGATTACTGTAGTTTTTGATCTTTGCGTCCTCGTGATCATCAAGTGCTTTTTTAACAATAGTCTTTGCTGATTTGTTTGACTTACTCCACTGCTTCTCAACCCAGCTGACTAGAATTTTGTAACTATCTGAAACTTTCGTGACATTCTCCCAATCTAGACCATCAGGAAGTGAAGTGCTTCCTTTTTTAAGTCTTGCTCTGAGAACATAAGAATAATCCCCTTTAGTGCTAGATACAGCGGCGTCATGTTCGTTACACTGCAACTGATAATCTTCAAGTGCTTCGTCTGTCTTGAAGCTAGTTTCCCAAGCTTTTATTTTGGTAAATTTACCAACTGTTGCTGGATCTGTTTCGTCACGCAAGTTTAGCATTGCTTGTAGGCGATGATTGCCTTCAAGTACTTTGAACTTTCCAACATGCTCTCCAGTGGTTTCTCTCTGTCCAATAGTAATTGGCACGCGGGGCATGCCCAAACCAGAAGCCAATATGCTTTCTTGTAGCTCTTTAACATGTGAAACCTTGATATCTCCTTGGCGCACTTGACTGCCATTATCATCAATATAAAGATCATCAACAACGTATTTTTTAATGTTTAATTGCTCCCATTTGGGATTCTTTTTTAATGTTCTGTCTAAAAAGCTCTTGTTCATGAATATTCCTTTCCTCTCATGCGAGAGGTGTTAAGTTCAATGTGCATGTGACATCGAAAAGTTGTTGGTATGTCCAACCAACATATACATAATAATTTATGTTTTTTTAAATGTAAAGGAAAAATCACTTTTTCTGTAATAAAAATAAAAACTCTTTTACTTTCAAGTCTCTAGTGAGATTTCCTTCCTTATCTTTTAAGTTTTTACCTGCGCGATAAGTAATATAATTTTGCTTTTCAACTG